TCGCCGGGGTCGGAGAGTTCCAGTCCTTCGCCGAGTGCGACGCCGAGAAGGACTCGGCTCAGTTCGACGTTCGTGCCGTTCGGGTCGAAGGTCCGGGCCGTGGTGGCGACCGCGTTGACGAGATCGTTGAGGGTCCGGCGCAGTGGGCTCGGAAGGTTGAAGTCGTAGCTGAGGTCGCGCTTGCGGTCCTCGTCGTCCTCCTCTGCCTCGCCCTCGGCCTCGTCCTCTTCGGTGACCCCAAGGTCGAGCCGGTCCTCGTCGTTGGCCTCCAGCAGTTCCTGCGCCCCGGCGATGTCGCCCGCCTCGACCGCCTCGCGGAGCTTCGCCAGCATCGCCTCCGTCGGCGAGCCTGCCAGCGGGTTGCCGTTCGCCTCCGGTGAGGGTTGCGGTGCGGGTGCCCCTGCCTCCGGGGGCTGTTCGGCCTGTTCCTCGTCGGCCTTCTCGGCCATCTCGGCGTCGCTGAGATCCTCGTCCAGCTTGCCCGCCTCGATGGCCCGGTGGATGACCTGGTCGACGAACCAGCGGAAGATCTGCTCGATGACCTCCTGCCTCGACTCGACCGCCTTGAGGACGGGTAGCTCCATCGACGATGCGGTGGCGAGGTTGGCGCTGCCGATGTCGCCGAGGTAGTGCTGCGGGAAGTGGGTGGCGGCGCTGATCTGCGAGCGGATCATCTGCCCGTCGACGTTCGCGTTCGCCGCGTTGCTGTCGAGCTTGAACGCCTCGTGGCTGACGCCTTCGTTCTCGGTGATGATCGACCCGGCGCGTGGCCCGGCGACCTCGTAGTCCTCGTCGTCGTCGCCGACGTAGCGCGCGAGTTCGCTGCGGCGGCTCAGTGCCTTCTCCGCCGCCTTCTGCACCTGGTTCGGCGTGCCCTTGACCTTCCGCTTCATGATGAACGCGGCTGCGGCTTTGACCAGATCGGTGCGCGAGGTCATCATCTCGTTGAAGGCCGTTGCCCAGCGCAGGACTCGGTGCATGGTCGGGTGCCCGAACGCCGCCTCGTGCCCCTTGTTCACGGCGACGTGGTAGACCTTCCCGTCGCCGATCTTCTTCTTCTTCGGCCCGAAGCCCTTCTCCGGTTCGTTCAACCAGTGCTTGTAGTAGGTCAGCCGGTCCTTGCCCGCGATGGCCTGCGTATCAACCTTTGGCTGATCCTCGTCGAAGTCCCAGATGACCCGCTTCTCGCGGGCCACATAGAAGAGCACCTTGAGCCGGTTGTCGGGATCTCGGACGACGTTCTCGACGCTGTCGTGTGCGAGCACGCCCAGCTTGATCTTGCCGTCGTCGCCTTCGTCGAAGACGAGGATGAAGAGGTTGCTCTGCAGGCTGAGGTCGGTCCCGAGTTGCATCTGCGCCGAGTAGCCGGTGAGCACCCGCTGGTTGTCCTCGTCCTCCCACGCCTCGTCGATGATGTCCTGCACGCGCTGGTCGGATGCCTGCGGCTTCGGGACGCCGCGCCCGAGGGTGAAGTCGTTCATCAGTTCGGTCGCCGCGCCGAGTTGCGGATCTTCCCGCCAGGCAACGCGCGCCTGTTGCACTAGCTTTCGTCGCTCGACCGCCTTGATGTCCTGTTCGTTGCCGCCGACATAGTCAAGCGCGCTGTAGGCGATCAGGTCGAGTTCCTTGCGCAGCGCCCTACGGTCGGCGTCGCTCGCCTCCAGGATCTCGACGCGCTCGGTCGGTTCGATCCGCAAGGTGTCGCCCGCGAAGGCTTCCAACAGCCGCCGCCGGAACGTGCGGCGCTCGCCCTCTGGCTGGTCAGGCATCGTCGCTGTCCTCCGTCTTGCCCCCGGCAAGGGTTTCCATCACGTCTTCAAGGATAGCTGCCGCCTCGTCGTAAGCGGATAGCGCCAGATCGCTGTTGCTGATGCTCTCCGTCTGCACCCGGCAACTTCGCAGCATTCCGCTCGCCACGATCAGCAGGGTGTAGCGCGGGTCCGCGCCCCGGAGTTCGTCGACGACTTCGGCTCGCCCGGCAAGCTGTCCGCGCTCGTAGTTCCGCTTCAGGAGTTCGCGCGCCCGCTCGGTAACGATGCGCGGTTCCTCGTCCTCGCTCGCCTCCAGCATCCGACGAGCGTCGGCGGCCAGCTTGCGAGAGTTGTCCTTCGTCAGTTGCTGTCTGACTTGCTTGGCTGTCCGTTGCGGGGCACTCGCCTCCATTCGCTCACCACCTCCCAGCCGACGCTGATCTCCAGCAGCGTTCCCGCGTCCTCGACCTCGCAGCCGGTCGCGCCGTAGTCGAGGATGTAGAAGAGCCGGGTGCCGTTCGTGAAGTAATCGCCGCGTTCCACCTCGACGGGCGCGGCGGTCCCGGTTTTCTGACCCACTCGGCCACTCCGCTCAGACCGCAACGGGTGTCGGCCTGCCGGTTGTGCGCTCGATGTCGGCGCGCAGCTTTCGGTGCTCGTCGGCGGCCTCGGCGTCCCGCTGGCGTCTCCAGGTCGGACAGCCGGTGTAGGCCGCCGCGCACCACATCGCCAGCGACTTCGGGTTGTCGGCGGGCGTGAGCGTCTCGTGGGCGATCCGGCAGCGGCAGGACGGACCCCGCTCGGTGTCGTTGACGATCTCCCCTGCAGGGCATCGAATCTCCATCGGCCCTCAGCCTAACGCGCCCGACCAGCAGTTCACCGTTTCGACTCGTTCGCTCAGTCACCCTCCAACCCTCCCCTGTAGACGATGTCGGTGCCCGTGTCGCTGAGCCGCGCCCGCTCGAAGTCGCCGACATCCTCCAGTGGCGCGAGTTCTTCGCGCAACGCATCGTCGGTGCTCTGCCGCCAGATGTAGCACTCCTTCGCCACGAGGTCGTAGACCTCCGCCATCGCGAAGTCGTCCGGCCCCGTGCTCCGGTAGATGACCTTGTGCGCCCCCGTGTCCGGGTCACGCTCGACGACCCGGATCGGCGAGGTCATGTGCTTTTCGTAGTCGAGCGGTAGCTCTCCGGGCAGCAGGTTTCGCTGTTCGCGGATCGCGTCGAAGGTCGCGTCGAGCGCCTCGGTGCGCCGGACCCGTGCCATCCGGGTGTCCGGGTCGACCTTCAGCACCTCCCTCTGCGTGTCGCCGCCGAAGCTGACGAGGAACACGCGCCCGGCGAACCGCTCCGCCAGCTTGCGCGCGAGGCGGCCCTCGGGGAGATGATCGACTGCCGCCATGTTGACGTTGTAGCGGTCGAGCAGTTTCGCGACCTCGTCGAAGTCCTCGACCTCACCGATGAACAGCGCGAACTTACGATCCGCCTCGACGCCGCTGATGCGGACGTGAAGGCTGCGAACAGAAGCGACGTCGATGCCCATCGTGACGAAGCCCTGCCCCCGGTACCGCTTCGCCCGCAGCGGGATGTCTTTGCGCTGCGCCGCCCGGATCGCGTCGTGGCTGAGGCGGCCCTCGCTCGGCGCGTATGCCTCGCCCAAGTCCTTGTTGAAGTGGACCTGTCTCTCGGAGGGTGACGTCCGGTGGTGCGCCTTGATGATCGTGCGGAGGTCACAGTTCGGGACGATCAGCCTCGGGACGTGGTAGCTGCGGATCTCGCGGTCGGGAAAGGCAGCGACCCACTCGCCCCCGGCGACGTCGAGGGGCAGCCCGCACTTCGCGCAGATGATCTTCGCGTGGTCCTCGTCGACGTTGTCGTCGTAGTTCGGTGTCTGCCGCTCACCGCACTCGCAGCGCACGAACCATTGCCGCTGATCGCCCTCTTGGTATAGCTCGTCGATGCCCCAGCCGGGGATGCTCGGAACGCCGACCCGTCGGATGCGCCCCTCCAGGGAGCCGGTGATCCGTCGCTCGGCGTCGGGGATGTTCTCCTGCCGCAGTGTGTCGTATTCGTCGAGGCAGAGGACGTCAGCGTCGACGGAGTCGAGGTCCGCCTTGGATTCGCTGCCGCGTGCATACAGCCAGCCGGTGCCGACCTGCTTGAGGCCCTTGTTGTTGACGTGGGCGTGGGGGATGCGCTTGCTCAGGTAGGGGCTGACGAGGATCGCGGCCCTGATTCGCGCGTCCGCAAAGTCGTACATCTGTTGCCGCTTCGGGAAGATATAGAGCGAGTTGAGCCCGCCGATGTCCGCGTGGTACATGGCCCACCGCAGCAGGTAGGCGCTGATTCCGACCTGGGTGCTTTTCTTGATCACGAGTTCGCGGTCGTGGGCTCCGTGGTCGCTGTATAGCTGCCGCTGGAAAGGGAAGCGGTCGAAGTCCAGCGTGCCCGACTTCGGCTCCGGCACCTTCATCGCCCAGCCGAGGAACGGCACCATCCGGTTCGCCACCTTCTCGTCGCGGCGGAGCAGGAACTCGGCGGTCACCTCCGTCGCCGGGATGCCGTCGAGGGCGGTCATCTCAGGCACCCTTCACCTCCTTGCCCCCGGCCTCGATCACCGGCAGGTCGTCGCTGTCCGTGATCTCCACGAGATAGCCGTCCTCACCGATCTCGACGTTGAGGCTCGGGTTCAGCTTGCGGACCACGTCCAGCTTCGCCTGCGCCGGGATCTGATCCTCGTAGCGGTCGAATATCTCGACGATGTCCGTTGCCATCTTCCGCGCGTCGAGTTCGACCCGCAGCGTCCCGAGGTCATTCGGGAGGATGCCGGTGCTCTGCATGACGTCGACCACCTTCGTCATCGCGTCAAGCCGTCGGCTGATCGCGGTGATCCGTGCGCTGCCCCGCGACTTCGCCGCCGCCTGCGCGAGTTCGTCGATGGCCGCCTCCATGCGCAGCAGCCAGTCCTCGATGATCTCGACCGGCTGTTGGCCCCGGAACATCGCCCCGAGGTCGCCCTTCTGCTCCTTGATGATCCGCCGGGTGGCGTGGTGGCCCAGGTCGTAGGAGGCCGCCAGCGTCGGGATGCTCGCCCCTCGGAGCCACGCCCGGAATATCTCACCGTCCCGTATCCCCTTCTCGATGGCGGTGCCCTTCGGCCCTGGCTTCTTCGGTGGCCCTACCTTTTTCTTAGCCGCCACCAAGCTCCTCCGCTGCGTTCTCCAGCGCCTCCTCGGCAACCTGCACCGGGTGTCGGTCGCCGCCCACGCCGTGCCGGACGATCTCCGCGAGCGCCGCTCCGTAGATGTGGCGCGCGTTGAGTTCCCGCTTGTAGACGGCCAGGGTCAGCGAGACCCATGGCACGCACTCGCCGGACCTCGTGCCCTCCATCCAGCCGACGGCGCGACCGGCTGCGAGGTCGAGGACGCGGCCGGGTTCCGGCGGTTCCGGCGCGGCGGCGAGCCGTTGCAGGCCCTCGCAGTCCAGCGTCCTGGAGTGGTAGCCGCCGCAGCGCCCGCAGGGTTCCTCGACCTTAGCCGTCGGCATTGTCGTCCTCGACGTTGTCGGCGTCCGTAATCCCGACGATTGCGCCGCCGACCGATCCCTCCAGGTCACCTGGCCCGCCGGGTCCGACCGCGACCGCGTGGTTGGCCTCCTCCAGCACCATCTGTCGGATGTAGCTGATCGCCCGCTTCGCGTCGGACTCGCGGGTGTAGCCCTCGCTCACCATCACGATCTCGCCGTTGCCTCCGACCAGCCTGACGAACCACTCGCCCGCCTTGTTTTCCTCGATCTCGTAGCGCGCTGTGCTCACCGCAATCTCCTTTTTCGGGGTTTCGCGGCAATTATCGCGCAGGTGTCTACCGCCCCCGTTCGGCGACGATCTTCCGCACCGTTTCGGCGTTGACTCCGAGGGTCCGCGCGATCTCCCGCCGCGACAGGCCGTTGTCCACAGCCCGTCGGATCGCCCGCTCTGTCGTCGGTGTGATCTTGGTCGCGTCAGCCCGGCGCGGGTGGCCCGGTTCGCGGTGCCTCGGGTTCACGCATAGTTTGGTCCGGCAGATCGAGCGCAGTGGCAGGTCCGGCGGCGGTGGACGGCCCGTCTCGCGCTCCCACACCCACCGTGGGGCGCTCCGCATGCCTATGGTGAGGTGGATGCCCGGATTGCCCCTGGCGTCCGTCCAGCCCGTCCACAGCCAGCAGCCGGTGGCCTCGTCGATCCGCCAACGGTCCCTTGGCTCAGCCATCGCGGGCCTCCACATTGAGCATCGGGCCATCGTCGTAGATCCGGTCGCGGCTCATCTGCGCGTATTCGGGGTTCAACTCGATGCCGATGTAGTTGCGGTTGTGGCGCAGGGCGACGATGCCGGTGGTACCTGCACCTGAGAAGGGGTCGAGAACTTGATCGCCCTCGGCGGAGCCAGCGAGGACGCAGGGCTCAATCAGCTTTGGCGGGAAGGTGGCGAAGTGGGCACCGGGGTAGGGCTGGGTGGCGACGGTCCAGACGGTGCGCTTGTTGCGGCCGGAGGGATCGCCCACGGAACCGTTGCCAAGTCGGGCCTTCTGCCGAGTACCAACAGCCGAGGGCCGCCAGTCGTCATCCATATCTTCAACTGCTCCCCGGTCTGCACCGAAGTCCGACGCCGGGCTAACTGCCTCCCGCACCGCATCCGCGTCGTAGAAGTAGCGCGGCCCCTTCGTCAGCAGGAACAGGTACTCATGCGCCTTCGTCGGGCGGTCGGTGACGGACTCGGGCATCGGGTTCGGCTTTGCCCAGATGATGTCTGAGCGGAGGTACCAGCCGTCTGCCTGAAGTGCGAAGGCTACGCGCCAGGGGATGCCGCAGAGGTCTTTTTCCTTTAGGCCCGGTGGCACGTCCCGCTTGTACCGGCTGTCGGTCAGAACACCTTTGCTGCCGTTGGTAAGCGCCCCGGCGTGTTCAGCACCGGCTTGACGGAACTTGGCCGCATACGAGTCGCCAAGATTGAGCCACAGGCTCCCGTCGTCCCGCAGCACCCGCCGGACCTCACCGAACACCGCGACGAGGTTGGCGACGTACTCCTCGGGGGTGGGTTCTAGGCCAAGTTGGGAGTCGATGCGCTTGGCTCCGCATTTGCCGCAGGTGCTATTGACGCTGGCTTTCGGCGGTCCTCGATGGTCGCAATCAGGGTCGCCCCCTTCCCACGTTGCCGTCCCGTAGTCCCTCAGTCCCCAATAAGGCGGGGAGGTCACGCAGGTCTGGACGCTCTGCTCGGGGAGGTCGCGGAGTGCATCTGCGCAGTCGCCTTCGAGGATGCGGTACTCGCTCACTCGTCCTCCTGTTCGGTTAGGGCGGCGCGGGCGCGGATCATGCGCTGATCGGTTTGCTGATAACTGTCGGGCATCCCGCCGTCTTCAGCTAGTGAGATGACATCGCGGGCCAGTTGCTCTATCTCGGCCAGCAGGGTGTCCAGCGCGTCGTCATCGTCGGGCGTTTTCCCCGAACGCTCAATCAGGTCGCGTAGAACGCGAACGGGTTGGTCCGTCAGCGGTGGGGGTGTATCAGTCATCGGTGTCCTCCTGTTCGGCTAGGGCGGCGTAAAGGGTCTCGTCTCGGTCGAGGATGTGCGCGAGCGCGGGC